GAGAAAAAGCGAAAAGAGACGCTATCATTGAAATGATTAAGAAAAACAAGGAAGAGGACATTCGTGAAATGCTTTCAAACTTAGACGAAGCCATGAAAGCAGACCTCTCTACAGACGATGTTTTCCTTAAATTTGGAAAAACAAAGAGAGCTTCAGATATTTTTAATAGTTTGTTTATTCGAGGGTGCTATTTAGATAGCGAGGGAGAAATAAATTTCATGCAGAAAAAAGCCACGGTTTACGATACTGATTACCAAGAAAGGGCTTCTCGTTTTGAAGTTGGTATGCGAGCATATCCATTTTTCAAGGGAGACCCTAAGACTGGTGGTGTGATCGTGGCGGTATTTCCTGCGATTGGGATGGTAGATTTACAGTTCCCACATGGCGTTTCTCGATACCCCGCTGAAGATTTGGTCTTAGATACATCCGGCGACTATAACTCTATGATAGATGAGAAATCCCAAAGTAGAAGTTATCCTGTCTCGGCAGGTAAAAGACCTTCTAAAGAAAAAGTCGCATCTCTATACTTATCCCTAAAGAGAAGGAGATAAGAAGATGGCTTTTCTTAGATATGCAAGAGCAAATATTGTCCACCCTCAACTTCGTACTAGGGAGTGGGACAAAGTAAGAGTTGCTTCAGGTTCTTCTAAGCTGAATGATTCTCTGCGAAAAAAAGCTGAGGATATTCTTGGAGAGCCTTTTACTCCAGAAAGATTTCTTCTTTCACATGCAACTATTGTTTGTTCTGTAGATGCAGTTCAAGTTCCCGGAACTAAGACAGGTTCCGTCACAGAAGGGAACACAGAAATAAACAGGAAGTACTCAGATTTTCGAGTCACTTCTGAAACAGACAAGTATATCAATAATAACCTAGATTGTTGGTCTAGGGGGGTTATTAAGAAATCTTACAAGACTTTTGTAGGTGCTCATAACTTTGTAGAGCATGTTCAGATTGAAGAACTATCTAAAGGTCGTATTATTGACGCAGTTCTCCGAGATATTGGAGAGTCTATCTATGTAGACATACTTGTTGCCACAGATAAAAAGCACGAAGACCTCGTAAATCAGATTATTTCTGGTGAAATGAACGGGATGTCAATGGGCTGTAGTGTTGATTTTACAATCTGCACTAAGTGCGGTCATGTCGCTTCAGATGAAGCACAAATGTGTACGCACGTTAAGTATGAAAAGGGTAACACTTTCTACGACGAGAGTGGGAACAAGCACAGAGTTGCAGAGCTTTGTGGTCATGAGACGGAAGGTGACACAGGTGGTGTCACTTTTATTGAAGCGTCTTGGGTTTCTGTTCCTGCGTTTAGAGGTGCGGTCGCAAGAAATACTTTAGAGATTCCTACAAAAAAAGCTTCTTTGAACTCTGTTCCTTCTAAGTGGATTGAAAAGAGTGCCTTCGGTATGGGCGATGATGAGGATGAGGAAGAGGAAGGCTCAAAGAATGAGACTCCTGAGTCATTCTTAAATCAGATAGAAGATGTCATTAAAGATGCCGTTCTTGACAAGCTAAAGAAAAAGCTTGAGAAAGAAATAAGCGAAAGCATGGGTGGTGGTCAACAGAACCCCCCAACCGCTTCTGCTACGACTACCGATGACACAGTTATCAAAGAAGCCTCTCAGAAATATCTGAGAAATCTTAGCTTTGCAATTAAGAAAGCTTCGACTAAAGATCATACTATTCGTAATATACAGATAGTTAATGATCACTTTGATATATATCTGCCAAACTATATTTATAAAGTGGCTAAACAAATGTCCTTTACAAAGAAATATAGTAGTGTAGGTTCTTTGATTAAGGAAGCAGAGAGCATTCTAGGCTTTAAGCTTAATCGTAAAGATTCAATTCGTCTTGTTAGATTAGCAAAACTGATCTCACTAAACTCTGAGCAGTAGTCCTGCTCTTTAATAGGAAAGGAAACACGTTATGTCAAAACGTAGATATCCAGCTTTTAATCGCAGGGCTAACTCTGCAATCCCCGGCTATGATAATCTTGGCTATGAGGATTTCGGACACCCTGCTTCTCAAGGTCAACCCTCTGTAGATGCCTACGGTATTGATTCAGAGTTTGGAGAGGCTGTCACTGATGGTCCTTACAGCTCAGGTCCTGCTCCAGCTTCTTATGGTTGGATGCCTGATCACCCTGCAACCCAAGAGCAGACTATTTCTGACTATGAGGAGACTCGTTCTCTTAAAGAGCAGAATCTTAAGCTCGCTATGGAGCGTAAGGCGGCTAAGTGCATTGAGATTGCAGAGCATCGTCTTGGAAAATATGCTTCTCAGGGTGAAGTAGAAGACCTCGCACTTCGTTTCATGGACCTTCCTAATCGTGCTATCAACGCTAGACTTCAGAGAATTGCTTCTGATTTCTTAGCAGGCGACGAGATGCAGGAAGAGACAGGCTACGAGGGTGATGATGTCGGTCCAGGTAATGTCATGGCAGAAGACCTTATGGCAGAAGACCTTATGGCAGATGAAGACATCATGGCAGATGAAGACATCATGGCAGACGAAGACCTCATGGCTGAGGAAGAATTGGCTATGAGTCCTGCTGAAGTTCTTGCAGAGGAAATCGCTATGCTTCGCCAAGCGAATCTTCACCTTCGTTCAGAGTTAAAAAAAAAAGCAGAGGACGAAGTTCAAGATGAGACTGGATACGAAGGGGACGACGAGAGCGTAGATGTCCTTGACGAGTCTGAGGAGGACGGTGTTCCTACTAAGAAGCTCGCAGGTCTTGCACGTTTAGCTTCAGTCCTTGACGAGATGATGGCTGAAGAGCATGACTCAGAGTCACATGAGCTTATGGCAGACCTTCTTGCAGACTTGGAGCTTCTTGCTAAGTCTTACAAGAAGCACAATGAGTATGGTGAAGCTATTGATGATGATAGTTTCTATCAGAAGCCTGCTGAGAGAGGTGCTCGCCGCTCACAAAAAGGTGGAGGTATGTGGGATAAGCAAGTAAAGCAGAACCACAATGACCTTTATTACCGAGATAACCCTCAAATTTGGGGAGTTAAGAGTCGTGCACCAGGTGAGAAGCCTACTTACACCAAGAAAAACGTAAACCGTACTATTGGTGAGGGTGGTGCTAAGTCTGTTTCTACTGCACAAAACGAGACTAAGAGAGTTGTTAAGACTCGCACTAGAGAAGCTGAGAACATTCTTTCTGAGGAGCAGTTCGCAACTCTTATGGCTACTCTTGAGATGATTGCTAGAGGCAACAACAAGGGTACGAGAGCGGATTGGAACAAAAGCAAAGGGTATGGGGAAGCTCTAGGTAAGGCTTTCGGATACATGACTCCTAAAGAAAGAATGGACAATCAATCTACTAAAGGTAAGAGCGGTTGGCCTATTTCTGTGAAAGAGGAGTATAATGCGGCGTATTACGAGCAGAACAAGGATCGTTGGAAGAAGCAAGCTATGAATCTTAATGCTGAAGAGCGTGAGATGCTTGCAGAGATGCTTGCAGAGCTTGAGGCTGGCACTAAGCACAAGGATCACGCTACGAAAGAGACTCCTTCAACTATTTCTGGCGATACTTGGGGCGAGGGCGATCACTCAGATAAAGACTACCATGCGGCATATCAGTCAATGTGGCGTGATGAGAGAGAAAATGAGGAGATGGGAGCTTCTGACGAAGAAATCCTAGCTGATATGCTTGCAGAGATCGAGCAGGCAGAGACTGTTGCAGAGGAAGAAGCCGTTGCTTCTGAGGAGCCTATGGCAGAAGAAGAAGCTGTTGCTTCTGAGGAGCCTGTTGCTTCTGAAGACATGGCTATGATGTTCTCTGAGGAGGAGCCTGTGGCAGAAGAAGAAGCCGTTGCTTCTGAGGAGCCTATGGCTGAGGAAGAGATTTCCATGACTGACCTCATGGCAGGTGAAGAGCCTGTTGCAGATCAGAATGCTCCAGATCATTTTGCAGAGGACATGATGGGTCTTTCAGACGAAGAAGCAGGTCTTGATCCTAAGTTGGCTCGTATCTTTATGGCAGGTGATGAGATGCAGGACGCTACAGGCCATGAGGGTGAGGATGTTGGTCCTGGTAACGCTTCAGAGAATGGTGGCGAGTCTCCATCAGCGAAGTCTGCTTCTTTCCGTCCTCAGACCACCGCTCGTAAGTCTTCTGTTAAGACTTTAGGTAATATTTCTCGTGAAGCAAGCTCTGCTTCAGATGAACTCAGCAAGCTTTGGGAGTCAGCTCCTGACGTAAGCAAGTTCTTCTGAGAAATATTGGAAATATAAAGTGAGGCTTAATAGTTCCTTTATATTTCTTTGCTATATTGTTGAATTCTTTTTTTTGGGGGTTGGTTTAGCCCATCCCTTTTTAACCAACACACTACTCTCTTGGAAACAGAGAGTATGAGCTTCTAGGAGAAATACTATGGCTCTACTTGGACAAGCTAGTGGTGGGTTTACTGAGAGTAGCTCTGCTCTTCGTATTTTGCACATCGGTGTTCGTAACACCCTTGGTCAACTTACGTCTGACAGTTTCACTCAGACTAACCCCCCAATTATTACAACTACTGCGACTGTATCTCAGTCTAGCGGTCTTTCACTCGTTTCAGGCGTACTTGGTGTACTAAGTGGTTCTGTTGCATTTGCACGTTCTTCAGCAGACGGCAATACGCATGGTGGTCCAACTGACTCAACTGCTGTTGCAGACGAGCGTGAGCGTGTACTTGGCATTTTCATTAACAATGCTTCAGGCAATGCTTTTGAGAATCAACCAGGTGTTGCAAGCAACAGAGGACCTTATGTTTCTGCACAGGGTTCTTACGGCAACAAGCTCTATGAGACTCAGGTTCTCACCGGAGCTGGAGCAGGTAACGATCTCGACTATCGTGTCGGTGACTCACTCGTTGCTTCTGTTAACGGCTATCTCACTAACAGCATTGTGGCAGAAGACCGACACGATGATGAACATGGTATCGCAACTACCACTGAGATTGCTATTCTTAAAATTGTACCCGATTCTGACTCTGACGAGTTGGTTTACGATCAACGCATCTGATAGAAAGGAGTTAGAGATATGAGTACAGTAGATAACGCAGTAAAGCAGAAGATTATTTCTGACTACATCAAGACTCCACAGGGTCGTAGTAAGTTAGCGGCGAGCATGACTCAGCCTCTCAGACTAAGAAGAGACTATACAAGCGTTGGTCGTAAGACCTTCCTCGTAGAGCAACTTCCTGATGGTGCTTTGCCGATTTATGACAAAGATCCAGACGTGACTGCTTTTGTAGTTGGTGAAGAGGGTGAGAACATCCTCGCTATCACCAAGCCACGTCGTGTGATCTTCCCTCTCTTTGAGATTGCTTCTAACCCTGAGATTCCATTGACTCAGATTAAGGAAAGACGCTTCGATCTCATCGAGAGAGCACAGGACCTCGCTAGAGCACAGATTCAGGCGGCAGAGGACGAGCGTGTATTCGCTATTCTTGATGCTGTTGCGACTTCTGGCTTTGACAGCGTTCCTGGTCAGACTAACGCTGACATCCCTGTTATTGCTCCACTTAATGGTGCTGTTCTTGCTGACGCATACAGCCTCATCGAGCGTCACGATCTTCGTGTTGCCCGTGTATTCATGAATGCCCGTGACTATGCTGACATCCGTAAGTTCGGTCGTGACATTCTCGACATTGAGAGCCAAGCGGCACTTCTCAAGACAGGTCTTCAGGCTACCCTTTGGGGTGCTCAGATTATCACTAGCCGTCTTGTTCCTGTTGGAACTGTTTACGTCTGCTGTGAGCCTGAGATGTTCGGTCGTATTCCTGTTCGTACTGAGCTTACCGTTCTCTCTGCTGACGATCCAAAGGCTCGTACCATTGGCTTCTCAGTATTCGAGAATCTCGGTATTGGTGCATATAACCCGAAGGGTCTTGCACGACTCACCGTTACTCGCTAATCTTTAAGAAATAGCGAATGACGAAGCCTACTTCGGTGGGCTGAGTTGATCTCAGATTAAACCCTGTTTCTTCGGAAATGGGGTTTTTTCGTTTCTAGGGGTTTATATTTCCTTTATCTTTTCTTTTTAGAGCATACGAAGATAAATAAGATATGGAGACAAAGATGAAATACATGCCACTAATGATTCTGAGCTTGATTCTTCTATTTCCCATGACTACTCTAGCAGAGGAAACAGTTGAGGAAAACAAATGGGAAGTGAGCTTTGGTACGACTCAGATGTTTCTTGGTTGGAACAGAGAGGGTGCTTTTCCTGTTCCTACTGCTTCAACTACTCTTATTCTTTCTCGTACTGTGTTTAGTCATTTCGCTCTGTGGGGCGTAGTTAATCTACCACTCGTACCAAACAAGAGAATAACAGAAGAAGGGGTGCTTGAAGATACTCAAACCCCACCCTCGTTGATGTTAGGTGTCAGCTATGAGATTGCTAAACTTAAGATTGATGATAAAAAGAGTTTAGGGGTAGATACAGGTGTCTCTATAGGTAGGTCTTTGGCTAAAGTAGGTCAGTTATTTCCTGTGGGTGCTTTTCGTATTAAAATCTTCATTAATGAAGACACCTCAATATATGCGGGTGCGACTACTTCTCCATACAATGCAGATGGTGATTTAGTTGTGGGCTTTGTCTATGGGGTAGGTACGAGATTTTAATAATTTTATTGCCTTTGTTAAGTGTCAGTTAACTTAGAAAGAGGAAAAAAATGAGAAGAACCGCATCAGAAATACTAAGAGACTTAGAAATAAGAGTTGCTCACCTTGAGGTTAAACAATTAACAATGGATCATCCCCATTCCCAAAGAATCTTTGATTTACGTCCTCAAGAGCAAAAAGCAGAGTGGCAAAAATCATTTAAAAAGAACTTAAACTCTTTTATTGTTGCGATTGAAGAGTATGCAGACGCTATCGGTTTAGAAAGATT